GAGGGAGGAGGAGAAGAACTTCATCAACTATACCATTTGGTTATGAGTTAGATGCAGACTTTGAAGGCTATTTAAAACCTATACCTGAAGAGCTTACCATCCTAAAAGATGTAGCAGAAGCTGTCTTTCATGGTGAAATAAGTTTAGGTATTGGAGTAGATTGGCTAGAAGCAGAGACTGGTAAGGGTATGTCAAGACCCGGATTAAAGAAGTATGTAGATAAAGTTTATGGTAGATAAGAAAAAAAAAGCTACAAAAGACTTGACAAATGTCGCAAATGACTCTATAATAAAGGAACATAAGCCTACTGCGAAAAAAGTAGGTAGACCTAAAAATAGTGAACTCTCTAATGTTAAGTTAGCATTACAAGCTAAAAAGCGATTAGAAACTAAAACTAAAAAGGTTAAAAAGCTAACAAGAAGTTTAGCTAGAGTTAAAAAAGAAGTAAGTAAAGAAGAAAAAGCTCTTACTTCAAATGTTTTAACAGAATCAGAAACAGAAGTATTACCTGATTCTATTCAAGAACATTTAGATACTACAGGTTCTTATGTGGCATTCATGCCTAATAACGGACCTCAAACAGATTTTTTAGCTGCTTCCGAAAAGGATGTTTTATACGGAGGAGCAGCAGGTGGTGGTAAAAGTTTTGCAATGTTAATAGACCCATTGCGTTCTTGCCACATACCAGAACATAGAGCTTTGATACTAAGAAGGTCAATGCCAGAGTTAAGAGAACTTATAGATAAGTCTCGGGAACTTTATCCTAAAGCCTTTAAAGGGGCTAAGTTTAAAGAAGTAGAAAAACTTTGGAGTTTTCCTTCAGGAGCTAAAATAGAATTTGGCTTCCTAGAAAAAGATGCTGATGTATATAGGTATCAAGGACAAGCGTACAGTTGGATAGGTTTTGATGAGATAACTCATTTACCTACAGAGTTTGGATGGAACTATCTTGCCTCAAGATTAAGAACTACCAATCCAGAGTTACAAACTTATTTAAGATGTACAGCTAACCCCGGTGGTGTAGGTGCACAATGGGTAAAAAAAAGATATGTAGAAGCATCTGAACCTAATACAACATTTAAAGGTAAAGATGGTTTAACAAGAAAGTTTATTCCAGCATTGTTACAGGATAATCCTTATCTTGCTGAAGATGGTGAATATGAAAGGATGTTACAATCCTTACCTGCAGTTCAAAGAAGACAACTGCTAGAAGGTAATTGGGATGTAGCAGAAGGTGCAGCATTTGCAGAGTTTACTACAGATGTTCATGTAATACCTCCTTTTGAATTACCAACTTGGTGGGAAAGAGTAAAGGGGATTGACTATGGTTATGCTGCAGAAAGTTGTTGTCTATGGGCTGCTATAGACCCCGATGATAAGACCATCATTATATACAGAGAGTTATACAGAAAAGGTCTAACAGGGGATGCACTCGGTGACACTATAACCGAAATGGAACAGAACGAAATTAAATCTATTCCGGGTGTACTAGATACTGCTGCATGGTCAAGAACTGGATATACAGGTCCTACTATTGGTGAGATACTTGTCAATAAAGGACATAAATTAAGAAGAGCTGATAAAAATAGAATAGCTGGTAAGACTCAAATACATGAGCACTTAAGACAGCGTGAAGGAGGTGGAAGACCTAGGTTGCAAATATTTAGTAACTGTGTAAACTTAATAAAAGAATTACAAGGTATTCCATTATCTACAACTAATCCAGAGGATGTAGATACTAAAGCTGCTGACCATGCTTATGATGCATTAAGGTATATGATAATGAGTAGACCAAGAATGGACCATCCTCAAGATAGAATGTTAAGGATTAAATCAGATATATATCAACCTTCAGATAACACATTTGGATATTAAATGGTAGAAGAAAATACATTTTTAAATGCTAATCATCTTTATGAAGAAGTTGAAGGCGAGGCTGGTAAAACACTAACCTTAGAAGAAGACCAAGAACGAAATCTTATAGGTATTATCAAAGATAGATATTCTTTAGCTGAAATGGCTAGAGATACTGATGAACGCAGATGGATAAAAGCATACGAAAACTATAGAGGTCTTTACTCTAAAGGCGTTAAGTTTAGAGAGTCTGAAAAGTCTAGAGTATTTGTAAAGATTACTAAAACTAAAGTACTTGCTGCATTTGGACAGCTTGTAGATGTTATATTTGGTACAGGTAAATTTCCGATAGGAATTTCGGAAACTAAAATGCCAGAAGGTGAAACCGATATGGCTCACCTTGATATTAATAATCCAACTCCTGATATAGAAACATCAATTCCAGATGATATTGGAAATAGAATAGATAGTCCTTATGATGTTGGTTACGAAGGTGATGGTAAAGTTTTAAAACCCGGTGCATCTTTTTATAACGGAATCTTTGAAGAAAGTTTAGAAGACCAAGCACAAGATGCTGGTATACTAACAGATGGACCAAGTGCTAATCCACAAGAACTAGAATTAAATCCTGCACAAAAAGCTGCAAGGAGAATGGAAAAACTTATCCATGACCAAATAGATGAATCTAATGGTTCTTCTGAAATACGAAATGCTCTTTTAGAATCTGCTTTACTAGGTACAGGGATTGTAAAAGGACCATTTAACTTTAATAAGAAACTACATAAATGGGATGTAGATGAAGAAGGTAACAGAACTTATAGTCCATTAGAAGTAAGAGTACCAAGAATAGAGTTTGTAAGTTGTTGGGATTTTTATCCTGACCCTTCAGCTACTAATATGGAAGAATGTGAATTTATAATTCATAGACATAAAATGAATCGTAGTGAGTTAAGACAACTACGCAACATGCCATACTTTAACGAAGATGCTATTCGTGAATGTATTCAATATGGTCCAAACTATACTGAAAAAGATTACGAAGCTCAATTAAGAGATGATAGAAGAGCTGATGAAGATGTTAATAATAACTTTGAAGTGCTTGAATATTGGGGTATTATGGATGCTCAATATGCAAGAGAAGTTGGTATTGAACTATCAGATGCTATTGATGATTTAGATGAAGTACAAATTAATGCATGGATATGTGGTACTAAACTATTAAGAGCAGTAGTTAATCCATTTACTCCATACAGAATTCCATATCATGCTTTCCCATACGAAAGAAATCCATATAACTTTTATGGTATTGGTATAGCAGAAAATATGGATGATAGTCAACAGATTATGAATGGACATGCAAGAATGGCTATTGATAATTTAGCTATGTCAGGTTCACTTGTTTTTGATGTTGATGAGTCTGCTTTAGTTGGTGGGCAATCAATGGAAATATATCCGGGTAAGATATTTAGAAGACAAGCAGGAATGCCCGGACAAGCCATACATGGATTAAAGTTTCCTAATACATCACAAGAAAACTTAATGATGTTTGACAAGTTTAGACAACTTGCAGATGAACAAACAGGAATACCAAGTTACTCACATGGACAAACTGGTGTTCAAAGTATGACAAGGACTGCCTCTGGTATGTCAATGTTACTTGGAGCATCTAGTTTAAATATAAAAACTGTTGTCAAAAATCTTGATGACTTTTTATTAAGACCATTAGGCGAATCATATTTTCAATGGAACATGCAGTTCTTAGAAGATGAGCTTGATGTTAAAGGTGATTTAGAAGTTAAAGCTACTGGAACAAATAGCTTGATGCAAAAAGAAGTACGAAGTCAAAGATTGACTATGTTCTTACAAACTGCACAAAGTCCAGCTATTGCACCATTTGTTAAGATTTCTAAACTTGTAAGTGAACTAGCCTATAGCTTAGATTTAGACCCTGATGAAATACTCAATGACCCTGAAGAAGCAGCTATCATGGCACAAATAATAGGAATGCAAAATGCTGGACAAACAAATGGCGAAGAAGTTGAACCCAATAGTCAACAGCCCACAATGGGAGGACTTCAAGGAGTACCTCAACAGCCTCAAGAGCTTGGGGTTACAGGAACTGGTGGTGGCAACATCGGAACAGGAAATGTACCGGTTGCAGGGGAAACTGAATTTTCTGGTACGCCTAGAGCAGTTGCCGGAGCAAATCAAGGAAGCATTGAATAGAAAAGAGGAAATATAAAATGCCACATGGAAAAGGAACATACGGAAGTAAAGTAGGAAGACCTAGAAAAAAATATAATCAAGGAACTTTTGACTATAACCCAAATATTGAAAAAGATTCTTTACTATTAGAAGAATTAGTAAAAAATCAAAAAGAACGACTAATTAATGAAGGTTTAAAACCAGAAATACTTGAAGAAACAGCTCGTTCTCTAGCCGAAAGAGACCTAAAAGGAATAAAAGCAGGTGAGGCAGAAAAAAAATATAATAAAGAACTTGAACGCAAAGAAGAAATAAGAAAAGCAAATATAGAAACTTATTATAATTTAAGAAATTTAGGAATTAATGAAGAAGAAATAAGTATTATAAAAAATAATACTATTGATTCCAAACCTGTAAGAGCTATTATAAATAGAACAGAAAAAGAAATGAATGTTGAACCGGGTAATCTTTATACACTTATTAATAGTATTGCTAAACAGGAAATTACTCCAAAATTTAACAGGTCATCTAGAGCTGAAGGTGGTCCAATGTCTATGGATGACCAAATGCAAATGGCAATGGGTATAGAAGAACAACAACTTCCAGATGAAGAAATGGAAGATAACTATTTAGATTTTATAATTGATGAAGCATTAAGTGAAGAAGAAGAAGAAATGCTTATGTCAAAACTAGAACAAGATGAGCAACTATCAATGCTATTTGATAAAGTATTAGAAGTTGCTTCAGAATTTGCTGGGTCTGGTCCTGTTGATGGACCGGGTTCAGGAGTCTCTGACAGTATACCTGCAAGGTTATCTGATGGAGAATTTGTCTTTACTGCAAAAGCTACAGAAGAAATCGGAGCTGATGAATTGATGCGTATGATGAAAGATGCTGAAGCTCAAGCAGATGGAAGACAAGAATTAGCTATAGGTGGTATACCTTTGAGTGAAGAAGAAAAAATATTAGAAGAAGTTGAAACTAGCGATTCTAAAAGAGTAGCTAGAAAAATTTCTGATAATATGATGGACCCTTATACTCAAGATAGGTATGTCCGTAGCTAACAAGCGATAGAGCTACCCTATTAGCGTAGGCACTCTATCAAACTAAAACCGAAAGGCGACCTTTACAAGACAAGCCCTGCAAGTGCACATCGCAGCTACCTTGTTAAACGAAGCCCTGACTAGGAGAAAAGAAAATGACTAATGAAGTCCAAAAAGAGGAAACGCCAAATCCTTATAATAAAAATAAACCTTGGCACAAAGGCGATGATAAACCTTTTATATCATCAGAAAATCTTTATTTTGAAGAACCTTCTGATAAAAATAAACTTTTTAATAGCAACGATGTTACTGAAATTGAAGCTGAAGGAAGTGTAAAAACAGAAGAACTGGAAACTAAAAAGGATACTCCTTATAAAAGACCAGACTACAAAAAAAGATATGATGATTTAAAAAAACATTACGATAATAAACTTACCGAGTTTAAACACAGAGAAGAAGAGTTATTAAATCAAGTTCAACAACCTGAATATAAAGCTCCAAAGACTGAAGAAGAACTAGAAAAGTTTAAAACAGATTATCCTGATGTGTATGAAGTTGTAGAAACTGTTGCTCATATGCAATCGGAGACTAAAGCAAAAGTTCTAGAAGAACGCCTTAGCAAACTCCAAGAAAGAGAAGAACAATTAATACGACAAGATGCAGAAAAAAGGTTAAATGAAAGACATCCTGATTTTGAAGATATTAGAAACAGCGATGATTTTCATACATGGGCAAAAGAACAGCCTGATTCTATTCAGAAATGGATATACTCAAATGCTGATGATGCCGATTTAGCTTCTCGTGCTTTAGATTTATTTAAAAAAGATATGGGTATGGATTTACCTAAAGAGACAAAGTCATCTTCTAAACCGACCAGACAATCTGCTGCAGATATGGTTTCAACTAAAACAACAACAGTTGAACCAAAGCAGGAGAAAATATGGTCAGAAAGGGAGATTGCTGCATTGAGTATGGCAGAATTTGATAAATACGAAAAAGAAATATCAGATGCTATGCAAGAAGGCAGAATCATAAAGTAATTATATAACTTAAAGGAGAAAGTATCATGGCTCAATGGTTTGAACCCTCAACTGATACAAATGCTAACTTTGCTGACTCCGTAAGTGGACAAAATAATAAATACTTCCTACCTAGTATATATTCTAAAAAGGTTTTAAACTTCTTTAGAAAAGCCTCGGTAGTTGAAGCTATCACCAACACAGATTATGCTGGTGAAATTTCCTCTTACGGAGACTCTGTAAAGATTATCAAAGAACCTGTAATTTCTGTGTCTGATTACACAAGAAATACAGATACAACTGAAACTAGACTAACAGACCAAGAAGTACAACTGGTTGTTGATAGTGCTAAAGCTTTCAAATTCATCGTAGATGATATTGAAACTAATATGTCACATGTCAACTTTAAAGAAGTTGCTTCTAGCTCTGCTGCATATGCATTGAAAGATTCATATGATGCTGCTGTTATTGCTACTATGTTCTCAGGAGTTTCTAGCTCATCACCGGACCATGTGTTAGGTGCTGATAATGCTACAGACTTAGGTGCTGGAGTATATGATGGAACTGGTAACATAGATTTAGGTGTATCTGGTGAAACAGACCCTCTAGACCTTTTAGCTAGAATGGCAAGACTTTTAGATGAACAAAATGTACCTGAAGAAGGTAGATGGTTTGTTGCAAGTCCTGACTTCTACGAAGTATTAGGTCAATCAGCTTCTAAATTGTTATCTGTAGACTTCAACGCAGGTCAAGGTTCAATTAGAAACGGATTAGTTTCAAGTGGTAAACTAAGAGGATTTGATATGTACAAATCTAACAACATTGCTGCAACATCTAATGCTGCTGGTAAATGTATGGGTGGTCATATGTCCTCTACTGCAACTGCTAATACTATTCTCTCAACAGAAGTGTTAAGAGACCCAACATCGTTTGGTGATATAGTAAGAGGCTTACATGTCTATGGTGCGAAAGTACTTAGAGAAGAAGCTTTAGTAAGTGCATTCTATGGCATTGATTAATATCAATTCGGGGGAGTCTTCGGACTCCTCCATTTTTTAAAAGGGAAAGGATATGAAAGTTAAAGCACCTAAAGGCTATCATTGGATGAAACAAAAAAATGGTAGTTTTAAATTAATGAAACACACAGGAAAGTTTGTCAAACACAAAGGTGCAAGTTTAATGGCAAACTTTGCAATACAAAAACAACATAAAAAATAATGGCAACAACATATTTAGATTTAACAAACGAAGTTCTTAGAGAACTAAATGAAATTCCTTTAACCTCTGCAAACTTTGCAAACGCAACAGGCTTACAAAAATTTGTTAAAGATGCAGTTAATAAATCTATATTTGATATAGCTAACCAAGAACCACAATTACCTTTCTTTAGTGCAGGTGTAAGTGGTGGTACAGACCCTTTCTATGGTAATGTAACAGTAGCAAGTGTAGCAGGACAAAGGTGGTATACTTTAAAAGCTGATAGCTCTAGTATAACTACGGATTATGCTTCAATAGATTGGGATGATTTTTATATAACAACAATAAATGTAAGTGGTGAGTCAAGCCCTTATGTTTCTAAAGGATTAAAATTTTTAACATTAGATGATTGGAAAAGATATTATAGGGATAGTGAAAATGCAGATGATGCTAATTCAACCCATGCTGAACCAATACATGTTATTAAGTCTCCAGATAGTAGGAAATTTGGATTAAGTCCTATACCTGACAAAGTTTATAATGTACACTTCTATGCATTTACCAAGCCTACAGCTTTGGATGCTCATGGAGATACAATGGCATTACCAGAACAATATAGTAATGTTGTGACTGCAAGGACTAGATACTATGTATGGCAGTTTAAAGAAAGTCCACAACAGGCAGCGTTTGCTTTAGATGATTATAAAAAAGGAATGAGAAGCATGAAATCTAATCTTATGAATCCAACTCCTAAATATATGACAGATGATAGGACATACTTTTAATGGCAAGTAGTCAACCCTATACAGTTGCAGTCAATGGAGGTTTAGTTAAATCAGCTAATGTAATTGATTTACTTAAGACTCCCGGAGTTGCAAAAGATTTAAGAAACTTTGAGGTTTCTACCGAGGGTGGCTATAGAAGAATTAATGGGTATCAAAAATTTGGTACTACAAGTGCTACACAACCTACAGGTGGTACAACAAATATACTAGGTGTATTTCCTTATGCAGATGGTGTTATAGCTACTGCAGGAACAGGAATATATTTTAGTAACGATGGACAGACTTGGGTAAACATTAGTAGAAGTTCTGTATCAGGTAGTGGTGATAACTATTCAACCTTTACCGGTAGAAGTACTTTAACAAGAACTTCACAAGGGCAATGTCAATTTACATTATTTGATGGTGCTACTTATGATTATGGTTTAGTAATTATTTCTGATGGAGCAAATAAACCTTATGCATTTAGAATGGAAGGTAGTGGTAGTTTAAGTGGTAGAACATTTTTTGCAGAGGAAATAACTGTATCAAGTACTAAAAGTGTTAAATATGTTACAACTCACGATAAGCATTTAATAGCTGCAGGAGTTGAAGATAACTTAAATACAATTTATTATAGTGGTACATTAGACCCTACAGATTTTACAAGTACTGGTTCAGGTAATATTGTATTAGAGGACCAGATAGAAGGAATCAAAGGATTCCGTAATGAATTATTTATATTTTGTACCAATAGTATATTTAAATTAATAAACATAAATGATTCAAGTAATATAGCTATTGTACCAGTAACAAAGAATGTTGGTTGTTTAAGTGGCTATAGTATTCAAGAGATTGGTGGTGACTTAATATTTTTAGCACCAGATGGTTTTAGAACAGTAGCTGGTACAGCAAGAATTGGAGATGTTGAGTTAGGTACAGTTAGTAAATCTATTCAACCTTTAATTACAGATTTAGCAGAAAATATAAATACATTTGTAATAGATAGTATTGTATTAAGAGATAAATCACAATACAGATTATTTTATACAAATACAAGTTTAGAAAATACTCAACAAAAAGGAATTATCGGAACATTAAGACCAGATGGATTTCAATGGTCAGAAACAAGAGGATTAGAAGTTACTGCAATTAGTTCAGGTTTTGATAATAATAATGTTGAACAATATTATCATGGTGATACTAACGGATATGTTTATCAACATGTTC